AACAGCAATAACAGCCAGCGCACCTTCCATTGCCAGTGAAATATCATCCGACATATTCCCTCCTTTGGTGTGAATCCCGGCGAACGTTTTTACCCCCACCGACAAATAACATATACTAAAAAATCAATAGCTATAGCAACGCCTGTAATTGCAAAGGCTTCAGGCCAGATCATTGGCGCACCTCCTGCGGCGGTTCTGGTAGCGGCATCCAGTCGGTTACATTGCGGCTCTGTGTTTCGAAAAATTCATCACCATTACGGACTACATCAAAAAACTCACCGTCTCGATATTGCGCATAAAGAACGAATGCGCCATCACATAAAATAATTACGTGCTGACCATCATCCGGCATTCGCTCACTACAGCTTATCCAATCATCCAGAGTTACCGGATAGTTGGTTGACGTTTCCGAGATTTCCCGAAAATTATTGGTTGACGAACCCTTATTTTCCCGAAAGTTTCCAGCCTGAAGCATGGCGGCGCGGTGACACCAGATAATCCAGCCAAGCGCCATATCCCATACCATGTAATCTCTATCGCCATTTTTTGCTCTGCGGCGATCTACAGATTCTCCGAAACGCTTCTCCATAAATAATTCATAGGCTGCTCGTTCATCCGATACTGCTGCCAGTGATGCCAGCGCAATCCGTGCCAGCTCTTCCGCTTCTTCTGCTGGAAGCACAACGTTGCTACCCGGTCCGTATGTTTCGCGCCAATGCTGGATTGTCAGCAGTCGATCTTTGGTAATAGTGGTCATAGCTATTTCACCTTAATCTCAACATTTCGCAGCTTTAGCTCTACTGGCATGTCTGACTTTCCTGTTAATGCTAATGCGAGATTTTCTGGAGTAATGAGAGCAGTTATTGTTTTCCCCATCGCCAGACGAATAATCATTCGTATTTCGCGATCGTCACATGCTCCTGGTCGAACAATTGATATTTGTCCGTTCATCTCACTCTCCTTTGATGCGAATGCCAGCGACGCGTAATGCGTGTTCTAGGTCAATCAGGTAAAGCCAACTGCCATTTTCTTTAGGTATCATGACATGTCGCTCATCTGCATTTATCGGGTGTCCATATCGAAGGTCGTAGCGAGTCGGTAATTGAACTTCCCGCGCTTCCAGTTCAGCAATACGCTTGCTCCCATCAGAGATAACGCCTTCGTAATACTCACGCTGCTCGTTGAGTTGTGATTTTGCTTCTTCCAGTCCATCCAGCAAATCAGCGATAATATCCGCTTCCCGATGACGGATGTGACGCTTAAACGCAGCAAGAGCCGCATCACAATCCCGTTCAGCATTTGGGCTGTCCGGGGTAGCCTGATACCACGCCAGCGTCGATTGATAGTTTTGTGCTGCCTCACGCAGTGCCTGATAGTCAATCTTGCCCACTGGCTGCCTCCTTTGCCGGGATTTCTAACTTTTGAGTGGTTGTATCAAATTCAAACAACTTAACCACGTCATCAAACAGGACATAATCACCATCAGGATCTTCAGTCATATCAGCGCCACAATCCTGACCGCACGAGTCGCAACCTCCCATATCAAGCTCGTATCGCTTCAGGTTCGCGATATTTGATAAATTCAGCGCCAGTATAGCCAGATCATTAACCTCGTCTGCGATATACCCTGCACCATGTCCATACATTTCAATGCGGGATATGATTTCTTCTACACGTTGTTTTGTGATCGTCATTTTTCTCTTCACTCCGATATACAAGGATTACTACACCCCCTCTGCTGATTGCGCGAGCTGGATCCCCTGGTTCCATGCCGTCAATTCCGAAGGCTTCGAAAAATGCATCCATTGCCTTCTGGCGTTGCTCCTGCTTACGGCGTTTATTCCATTTTTTCATGAACAACAGTGACAGCCATCGTCCGCTGCAGAACATAATGTAGAAATAACCAAGAAGTGCCAGGCCGGCGTTCAGGGCCATATCAATCGTTATCGCCGGGTCAATATTCACTGCCCACCTCCTGAAAAATCACCGCATGGCCCGGTTTCTCCTCCAGTGCCAGCTCAGCCCCTGCACCTGCCGACTGCTGCCAGCCTTTCAGCATGTAAACCGCATCCACGCAACGGAGCATTGCCATGCAAATATCCATGTAGTGTGGCTGAGTCAGCCCGTCCGGAAGTACTGCCGGGTTTAAAACGGTATGCCCTTCCCGTTTCAGCACCTCTTCCGTTTTGTGAAATGCCTCGCGGTTAAAATTTTCATATCCCGTCATCGGACCGGCGATATAAACCCTCACCCTCACTCCTGAACCCTCCTGTCGAAATAAACGTAGTTATTCACTGCGCCCAACTTCATCCCAAACTTTTCGGCAATTTCCCGTCGGGGTACACCACGCTGATGCAGTTGCCACGCCAGCTCAATATCACGCTGTGAACATTTGGCTGACTGGTGATAATCACCCCGTAACATCATGCTGATACCCAGTTCCCGCGCTTTCGTCCTGACGGCTGACTCACTACGGCCAATCAGATAACCGATGCTTTCGACTCTCATCGTTCCCGCACACTGCCGGAGTATCAGGATTTCAGCCCAGCGCCACTTCTTCCAGCCACTCACCGCTGCTGCTCTCTGGTGGCGGTAATATCCCGGAGAATATCCCTGTGTTTGTTCAGTTCCCGTAGCGCAGCACAGACTCGCTCCCACTTCTGAACATTACTTTTCGCCCGGCGCAGCTCGCGGTTAGCCACATGCAGCGATGGTAGAATCAGGTCATCTGCTTTCGCTTCAGTGAACGATTGCTGCAACTTCACAATGTCCTCCACCGCTTCTGTTTTAATTTCTTCCTGTGCAGCCGTTTCCTGGACTGGTAACGCAACACCAGCTGGCTGAGGAAGGGCTTTACCCTCCGTTTCAGCTACGGATGCTGCTTTCGGCTCTGCCGGTAAATCAACGCCCGGTATGCAGTAACGAAATTTACCATCCTGATTCACGCGAATCAGACACCCTTTGCTGATTGCCATTGCCAGCGATGAATTCGCCCGGCGGGAGGTAATTCCGAACATCAATGCCAGTTCATCCGCCGTTTGTGGGCCATGTTGTTCAATCGCCTCTGTCAGCATTTGCGCCGTCACTTTCGGTACCGGTGACACCGGTTCACTTTCACCAGCCTGAGTCAGCCACCATATCGCCCCCTTGTTATCCGCTTCTCCACGGCGTTTCAGTTTCCACAGTTCGTTGACAGCCTCTTCACGACTAATTCCAAGGCGAGCTGCCACCACATGTGAAGAGGCTTTTTTCAGTGCTTTCAGTGCGTCAGATACGGTTTCCATTAAAATTTCCTCCGGACAAAATTACTTCACAACCCTCATATTGCTGACATTTGGACGCCAGCTATCCCAGTTAAACGTCACCCATCGACCACCGTTCATGGTCATGCGGTCCATAATCCTCTCACCAAGAAGTGTACTCATTGCGGCATGATTCAGGTTTGTTAACATCCCGACACTGCACAGTGATGCTGTCCGGCGATCAATTATCTGGTGTAATACCACCTGCTCGTTTTTCGTCTCCCGCTGAACGCCTATTTCATCCAGGACCAGCAAATCAACACTGCAAAGCTCCTGTAAAAATTTTTCCCCGGATTTGCCGTTGTCGTAGCTGTCATGCAACACGCTCATGACATCAGACACGGTGACGATAATCACGCTGCGCCCCTTCGCCATCAGCCGGTTACCCATCGCCGCTGCAAGGTGATTTTTCCCGGTGCCGGTTTTACCGCTGAACACAAAATTCGTGCACCCGGTCATCAGTTCGTCAGCTATGGATTTGGCCTGGCTCAGCGCGTATTTTTGCCCGTCGTTCTGCACCTGATAATTCGCAAACGAGCATTTGCTGTGCAGAGGCTGGATGCCCGAACGATTCAGGATTTTTTCCACCCGCAACTGGTGATTCTGGCGGTTAATCTCCTCGCTGCGTTTTCGTCCTTCAGCAAGTTGCCATTCCCGCCACTCCTCCACCGTCCGGTACGGTGGAACCGCCCCCTGTGGTGCAAGTCTGCGAATACGTTCAAGAACCCCAACTGCCGCAATGTTTTTCATGACACGTCACCCCCTGAATCCCGGCGGTATTTCAGTGTCCGGTTCAGAAATGTGATTCACGCAACGCTGCGCGGGCGAACGCCCCAGGCGGATAACCAGTTCATCCCATTTTTCCCGGAGTTTTGCCGGACTCATGATGTTTTTTACCCAGAACGAATCCCGCTGGAGACGCCCAAACATTTCACAAATTTGTCTGTGAGTTCTGCCATCCAGCATCCGCATTGTCCGCACGTCATTGGCCCATGCAGTCCAGTTGGGTTCTTTCGGTCTCGTGATCTCGCCATCATCGCTGGCCGCCTGCTCGTAAAGACTCACGATTCGTCCCCAGATCCACTGTGCGCACACCAAATCTTCCTGACTTCCCCACTGGCGTTTTTTCGCACTGAACACAACCGCGTCAGGGTGTCGGGTTAAAAAATTCTGTTCAGCCGTCTGCGGGTCCGGTTGCGAAGCGTCCGGACAAGAAGATCTTTTATCTGACGGATCAGGTTTTAATACTGACGGATTGGGGTCAATCATCGCCCCCCTAATCGGCAGTTTGTTATCAACAGTTGATCCATCAAAATTTGACGGGCCAACCGTTGAGGGGGCAATATTTGACGGGTCAACTGTTAACGGGTCATTTTTTGCCGGGCTAATTTTTCTTTTCGGTTTATATGCCTCACGCGCCGCCGCTGCAGCTGCTTCAAGTTTTTCCACATTAAGCCGATAGATATTGCTTACGTTACGCCCACCGACCTTACGCTCTTCCTTCGTCAGCCAGCCCTCTTTCGCCAGTTCTGCAATAGCCGATTTCACTGTGGATTCACTTCTTGCACCGATCTGACGCCGGATAGTTTCAATGGCAGGCCATGACACGCCCTCGTCATTGCTGTAGTCTGCAAGACGGGCCATAACCGCCACCCTGGATAAGATCATGCCGGTGAAGGCGCACCCTTCCCAGACAAGACCATGAAGCTTGCTGCTCATAAAACCCCCGAACACCGTGCTTTTAGTGCATCACCACAGCATTCCCTGCCGGGCCGCCGCGATTCATCTGGTCATACAAAACAACCGCTGACGCAACAAAATCATCGACATCCTTCACCAGCCGATCCCTCCGTTCGACGATCTCACGGTAATATTCAGAACTGTGGCTGCGCATACGGGCCA